CCGACCCCCCCAATCGACGTTGCGGAGTCCCAAGATCCTATACATACTATTCAACCCGAACGATCAGTAGAAGAATCCGATTCGGCCCCACCCCCAGAAAAAGTTTCTGGCAGCATACCCACCCATGCGTTCAGGGAAGACACCCCGGGTAGAAATGATTAATGATTTCTGCGTAGAAATGATAAATGATTTCTAGAGTCCAAATTAATCCTAAGATGACCGCTCGAAAGAGTGACAAGACGTTTAACGAGTGTATGGAGGTAGAGATGACCCCGGTGCAGAAGGAAGTGTTTTTGATAATTGATGAGTGGTGGAAGAGGTATGGGTTCAGTCCGTCTTTGAAGGACATAGCTCACCAGCGTGGGAAGATGAGTATGTCAAATACTTCAAAAATAATTAAGCGGCTTGTGAATATAGGTGTTATAAAGAAGGTGGATAGACAGGGTAGGACGATTAGACCTGTGTATATTAACTTCAGGAACCTTGAATAAAGTCACACATGAAGCTGGATACTTTGATTGATAGTTTGCCGGAGAACGAGCGGGATATTTTCTTGGCTGACTTTGATGAGTACAAGAATGCGCTTGTGCGGGAAAAGGCGCAGGTGTCTTTTATGGACTATATCAAGACGATGTGGCCCGGTTTTGTATCTGGGAGACATCACTCTCTCATGGCTAAGAAGTTTGAGGATGTTGCTAATGGGAAGATTAAGAGATTAATTATTAACATGGCTCCTCGGCATACTAAGTCTGAGTTTGCTTCGTATCTGTTGCCGTCGTGGTTCCTTGGAAAGTTCCCTAATAAGAAGGTTATTCAATGTTCGAACACGGCTGATCTCGCGGTGGGATTTGGCCGTAAGGTTAGGAACTTAGTAGACAGTGATCAGTACTCAAAAATATTTCCTAATGTTTCGCTACGTCAAGATTCCAAAGCTGCTGGCCGCTGGGCTACTAATGGGGGCGGAGAATACTTTGCTATCGGTGTCGGGGGTACGGTTACCGGAAAAGGTGCGGATCTTTTAATTATTGACGATCCCCATTCTGAACAGGAAGCGGCTTTAGCTCAAGGAGACCCGACGGTCTTTGACAAGATTTATGAATGGTACACCTCTGGCCCTAGACAGCGTTTACAGCCGGGAGGTACGATTGTTGTCGTTATGACCAGATGGTCGGAGAAAGACCTGACTGGTAGAATCATTAAGGATGCAGCTAGTAGGGATAGGGGTGAAGAGTGGGAGGTTATAGAACTGCCCGCGATCATGCCTAGTGGTAAACCTTTGTGGCCAGAGTTCTGGAGCTTAGAAGAACTAGAGGCTCTGAGAGATGAACTTCCCCCTAGTAAGTGGAACGCCCAGTATCAGCAGAACCCTACGGGAGAAGAGGGTGCTTTAGTTAAGAGGGAGTGGTGGAAGATTTGGGAGCATGAGGATCCTCCTAGGTGTGAATTTATCATTCAGAGTTGGGATACGGCATTCACTAAGAATGAGCGATCAGACTATTCCGCCTGCGTGACCCTTGGCGTTTTTCACTTAAATGAGAACCCTGAAGACATCAATATTATTTTGTTAGATGCTTTCCAGAAGAGGATGGAGTTTCCTGAACTGAAGGAGAAAGCGTTTAACCACTATAAGGATTGGGAGCCTGATGCTTTTGTGGTTGAGGCTAAAGCTGCTGGCGCTCCACTAATTTTTGAACTCCGGCGGATGGGGATTGTGGTGAGTGAATACACCCCGTCTAGAGGAAATGATAAGTTTGTGCGTCTAAACTCGGTGACTGATTTGTTCAAGTCGGGTAAAGTATGGGCACCTGATACGAGGTGGGCGCACGAGTTAGTTGAGCAGATGGCTGCGTTTCCGAATGCAGACCATGATGACTTGGTTGATGCTTGTGTACAAGGACTAATTCGTTTCAGACAAGGTGGATTTTTGCGGCTTGATTCAGACGAGCGTGAAGATCTAATCGGCTTCAGAAAGAAGCACGTTTACTATTGAGGCTCTCATGGAAAAATCTTTATACGAAATGCCACAAGGCATAGATGCCTTACAAGGCCCAGAAATTGAAATTGAAGTTGAAAATCCTGAATCATTAAAGATTGAGATTGACGGGATTGAAATTGATTTAAATCCTCCTACTGGTGGGGAAGATGAATTTGACGACAACTTAGCTGAGTTCATTGACGAAGGAACTTTAGCTACGATTGGATCTGATCTGGTAGAAGAGGTGTCTAGTGATGTGACATCTCGTAAAGACTGGGTGGAGATGTATGTCAAGGGTCTCGATGTTTTGGGGATGAAGTATGAAGAACGTACTGAGCCGTGGAATGGCGCTTGTGGAGTTTTCTCTACGATCCTTACAGAAGCTGCGGTTCGGTTCCAGAGTGAAACGATTATTGAAACGTTCCCAGCGGCGGGGCCAGTCAAAACTGAAATTATTGGTGCAATTGACCGACTTAAAACTGAAGCGGCTGCGCGTGTCCAAGAGGACATGAACTATAAGTTGACTGAGGAGATGCCTGAGTATCGTCCTGAGCACGAGAGAATGTTGTTTAATCTTGGACTGGCCGGATCAGCTTTTAAGAAAGTTTACTACGATCCTAGCCTTGGCCGTCAGACTTCTGTTTACGTACCAGCCGAGGATGTGATTATTCCTTATGGCTCTAGTAGTTCTAGGACTGCTGAACGTGTGACTCACATCATGCGTAAGTCTAAGAATGAACTTAAGAAGTTACAAGTAGCAGGTTTCTACTGTGATGTAGATCTTGGAGAGCCAAGTAACTTACACACCGACGTAGAGAAAAAGAAAGCGGATGAGCAGGGTTACTCAGTAACCGACGACGACCGCTACCAAATTTATGAGATTCAAGTTGACTATGACTTACCCGGCTATGAAGATGAAGATGGTATTGCTTTACCTTACATCATCACGATTGATGTTGGTACTAATAAGGTTCTGTCTATCTACAGGAACTGGGATGAGAAAGATAAGAAACGTCTTAAACGTCAGCACTTTGTTCAGTACGATTATGTACCCGGCTTTGGTGCTTATGGCTTTGGTTTCATACATCTTATTGGTGGCTATGCCCGGGCCGGTACATCTCTTATTAGGCAACTCATTGATGCTGGCACATTAAGTAATCTGCCCGGCGGCTTAAAGTCTAGAGGTCTCCGATGTTGTTAGATAAGGTCACTGAAGAAGGTAGACGTTTGGGATCTATTGCTGATATGAATATCAGTGATATGTCTGCTAATTCTCCAGTGGGAACTACGTTAGCTTTGTTAGAGCGTCAGTTGAAAACGATGTCTGCTGTGCAGGCGCGGGTTCACTACGCTATGAAGCAAGAGTTCAAGATCCTTAAAGCGATCATTCGTGACTATGCTCCTACAGAGTATGAGTACGAACCTACTTCTGGTACGAGGATGGCTAAGCAGGAAGACTATGACATGGTGGACGTTATCCCCGTGTCAGATCCTAATAGCTCGACAATGGCTCAGCGCATCATGCAGTACCAAGCTGTGATGCAGATGGCGCAGCAAGCTCCTCAAATCTACAACTTACCTAACCTACATCGTCAGATGATTGAGGTTCTAGGTATTAAGAACGGCGAGAAGCTTGTACCTACTCCTGACGATGAGCAGCCACGCGATCCTATATCTGAGAACATGGCGTTCTTGAAGGGTGAACCTACTAAAGCGTTCATCTATCAGGATCAAGATGCTCACATTGCGGCTCATACCACGTTTATGCAAGACCCAATGATTGCTGCAACGATGGGACAGAACCCTATGGCTCAGCAAATGATGGCGGCTATCCAAGCTCACATCGCGGAACACTTAGGATTCTTGTACAGACGCAAGATTGAAGAGCAAATGGGTGTACCACTTCCTCCTCCAAACGAAAAATTGCCAGAAGATGTGGAAGTTCAGTTGTCAAAGCTTATTGCCGAGGCAAGTGCCCAGCTTTTACAGAGCAATACCGCTATGGCTCAGCAGAAACAGGCTCAACAACAAGCGCAAGATCCGCTTATTCAGATGCAACAGGCTGAATTGCAGATCAAAGCTGAGGAAGTTAAGCGTAAAACTGCAAAAGATCAGGCGGATATGGCTTATGAGACTGCAATCCCAGCAGAAACAGACCGAACAGAAGCTTAAAGCTGATGTTATTACCAAAATGACACGAGGCTAAATGACAAAACCCCTAGTTTCTCTATTAATGCCAGCTTATAACTCGGCCAGATACATTAAATATGCAGTTGATAGTGTATTGAAGCAGACTTACGAGAACTGGGAGTTGATTATTGTTGATGATTGCTCTGATGACGGGACATGGGAGGTGGCATATATGTTATCTACCTATGATTCCCGCATTAAAGCGTACAGAAATGAAGAAAACTTGGGGATTGTCAAGAATCGCAAGCGGGCCTATACGTTATCTACGGGTGATCTGGTAGGTCATCTAGATAATGACGACATATTAGAAAGATATTCACTGGATGAGATGGTTAGAAGCTTCGATCAGCTACCAAATGTAGGATTAATCTACTCAGATCTGGCTCAAATTGGCGAAAAAGGTGAACATCAACTGTATT